AAGGCGCCGTCCGAAAGTTCGGCCGCGTCCCTTACTGAAACGGACGTGTCCGAACTGAAAGCCATGGTCGGCGGCGAGCAGCAGTTTCAGCAGCTCAGCCAGTGGGCGATGGACAACCTCGAACCACAAGAGCTGGCCGATTACAACGCGGCAGTGGACAGTGGCAACAAGGCTGCGGCTCGCTTTGCCTTAAAGCAACTGCAGGTGCGCGCCGCGGCTGCGGGCACCAGCGAGCCGAAGCTGATTGGAGGTGGCTCGGCAATCAAAGCCGACGTGTTTGAAAGTGATCAGCAGGCAGTCGATGCCCGCAGCAAGCGCGACAAGAACGGCAAGTTTCTGTACGAGACGGACCCGAAATACAGGCAGTGGTACGACAAGACCCTTTCCAGGTCAAATGTATTTCTGTAAGGTTTGGGCATGAGTTGATCTGCACCCGTGCAACAACTTGGGCCTCCCTAGGGAGACACCCCATGCTTGCCAGGCGGAACGGCAGGAGCTCCCTACCCAACTAGGCCAATGGCCAACGCTTCTCTCGACCGGATTGGTCAAATTAAAGGTGCAGGTGCAGTTGACGCCCTGTTCCTCAAACTCGGCATTGCCGAGCTGCTTTCTGCTTTCGATCGCGCCTGCGTTTTCAAAGGCAAGATCCGCGAGCGGAACATCAAAGGCGGCAAATCGGCAGCGTTCCCGGTTTCGGGTCGCGCTGATGCCGCTTATCACGTCCCGGGCACCCCGATCCTTGGGGCCACCAACAGCCCTGGCGACCGCAATGAGCAGCTCATCAACCTTGATGGCCTGATGATTGCGGACCAGGTCATCTATGACCTGGACGAGATGATGAACTACTACGACGTTCGTCAGGACGTCACTCATCAGCTCGGTCAAGCCCTGGCCCGGGAATGGGATCGCCGTGCAGCTCGCGTGCTGTACGCCGCTGCCAAGACCACTACTGAGCCTCTCTCGAAAGCCGGCAACGCCGGTCGCATCGGCCAAAGCCAGACCCTTTCGGCTGGCTATGCCGCTGCTTCCGCCAACGCCAAGGGCGATGAGCTGGTTTCAAAGCTCAGTGCTCTAAAGGTGGCGATGGCCAAGAAGGACGTGCCCACCAGCGACCTGCTGTGTGTGGTTGGTCCTGACGAGTACGACTTCCTGCTGGACTCCACCCGCGCCATCAACGCGGACTTCAACGGAGCCAGCGGCGAGAACGGTTCCTTCGCCAGCGGCCGCGTGCTGCGGGTGAAGGGCATCCCCGTGATCGAGTCGAACCACGTCACCCAGGCCGCCTACACCAACGGCACCTACGACAAGAACACTGCCTACCAGCAGGACCTGTCGAAGTGCAAAGCGATCGTGTTTCACCGCGATGCCATTGGTGTGCTGACCCTGCGCAGCCCCAGCCTGCAAGTCACCCCTCAGGGCGGCGACTTCAACATCATGTACCAGGCCAGCCTGATGGTCGCCCGTATGGCGATCGGCATGGGTGTCCTGCGTGCTGAATGTGCTGGCGTGATTGAACTGCCCTAGGTTTCTGGGCGGGATGTTCAAGCCCTCTGCTTCATTGCAGGGGGCTTTTTTGTGCTTGCCGATAGCATGAGGACTGCACCCATGCAGAACCCCGATGGGTCTCGCCAATCAGGCCATCACCCCGGGCCGCACCACGCTGCTGGAGGCGGTGAACATTTGCCTGCAGAACATCGGCGAGCAGCCGGTCAACAGCCTTGAGAACCAGCAGATCGTCGAAGCGACGATGGCTGAGCGCACCATCCTTGAGTTCCACAAGGAAGGCCAGACCCGGGGCTGGAGCTGGAACAGCGAGCAGGCCTACGAGTTCGTCAAGAACAGCGCCACCAACCAGATCACGGTTCCAGCGAACGTGGTCTCGTTTGCCACGGACGCGTACCGCTGGGCAGGGCGTTTTCAGTTGCGCGGCCAAAAGGTCTACGACAAGGAGAAGCGCACCTACAACCTTGAGGCGGGCATCACCAGCCTTGAAGCAGATGTGGTCTGGCTACTGCCTTGGGACGAGTGCCCAGAGGCGTTCAACCGCTTCATCACCATTCGCTCGGCCCGGGTGTTTAGCGATCGCGTCCTGAGCTCTGACGCGATCTTCAAGTACACGGCGCTGGACGAGCAGAACGCACTGGTTGAGCTGCAGCGCGTAGAGCTCGAGCAGGCCCAGGCCAACAGCCTGACCGGCGGTCCTGGCCTCAGACCCTTCCCGACGTACTCGCCAGGCCTGGGGTTGCTGGGAAGAAACGAGGGCTACCTCCGTGGCTAATCTCGTCAGCTACACCATCCCCAACCTGATCCAGGGGATCAGCCAGCAGCCGGACGCGCAGCGTGAGCCGAGCCAGGGCGAGGTACAGATCAACGCAATGAGCTCGCTGGCCGAGGGCCTGCGCAAGCGCGAGTCATCGCAGGTCATCGCCAAGGTCAGCAACACCAGCTTCGGAGACGTCTACTTCCACCAGATCCTGCGGGATGCAGGTGAGAAGTATCTGGTGGTGGTGGGCAAGACGGCCATCAAGGTGTTTGACCTGGACGGCGGCGAAAAGACCGTCAGCGCGCCTTACGGCTACAGCTACTTGTCCACGGTGCTCAGCGCCAAAGCCGACATCCGTGCGGCGAGCATTGCCGACTACACCTTCATTTCCAACACCCGGAAGGTCCCCGCGATGGACCCGGCCCTAGCTCCTGCCGTGGCCAGGCCCGCAGCGCATGAGGCATTGGTTTGGGTCAAGGCGGCGAACTACGGCCAGACCTACAAGGTCAACCTGAACGGCACGCAGGCGACGATCACGACTGCGGTCGCTCCGATCATTGTCAGCGGTAGCACGACCACAGAGAACAGGATCAGCACAGAGGACATCGCCGAAAACATCAGGACCTCGCTGAGCGGCGTTTCGGGCGTGTCGATCGTGAGGAAGGGCAGCGTGCTGCATTTCACCAGCAGCAACGCCATCACGATTGCGGCTTCTGATGCGCGAGCCAACGCTGACATCACTGCGATCACAAGCTCAGTGCAGGCTTTCACCGAGCTGCCGACGATTGCCCCGCAGGGTTACCAGATCGAGGTTGTCGGCGACCCGGGCAACAAGTTTGACGGCTACTACGTTCAGTTCGTGCCGCGGACAGGAGCTGGCACGTTTGGCGAGGGCTCCTGGCAGGAGACGGTCAGCCCAGGGGTTGAGTACAGGATCGACTCGGCGACCATGCCGCACGTGCTGGTGCGTCTGCCAAGCGGAACCTTTTACTTCGGCCCGGCCAACGGCAGCACCCAAGGCGGCGTCACGGTTCCGTCTTGGGGTCAGCGCAGCGCTGGCGACTACGACACGGCACCAGACCCCAGCTTCATTGGCTTCCCGATTCAAGACGTCTTCATTTACAAAAACCGGCTGGGTTTCCTGGCCGATGAAAACGTCATCCTGAGCCGGACGCGGGACTTTTTTGAGTTCTTCCCGGAGACGGTGACCACTGTCTTGGACACCGACCCGATCGACTTGACGGCCAGCAACAACCGGGTGTCGGTGTTGCGCTACGCGATCCCGTACCAAGACGAGCTGATCATCTTTTCTGACCAGATCCAGTTCCGCTTCAACGCAGCTGAGACGATCCTGACCCCAGCCAGCGCCGTGATCACGGTGTTGACCCAATACGAGATTGACCCGAACTGCAGGCCGATCCCGGTGCAGGGGACGATCATCTTCTGCCAGGCCAACGGTCAGTGGAGCCAGTTCCGTGAGTTCAGTGTTCGCGGTGCGGGCACGGCCCTGGTCGCCGACGCTTCCGACCTGACTGGCTACGTCAGCAGCTACATCCCCTCTGAGGTGTTCAAGTTGACGGCGAACGACACCGGCAACAGCTGGTTTGCCGTCTCAAGCAAGAGCGGCTTTGCCGATCGGATCTACGTCTACAAATACTTCTACCGGAACACTGGCGGCGGGGCCGAGCGGGCGCAGAGCAGCTGGAGTCATTGGCAGCTCAGCGGGGCCGACAAGATCCTCTCGATCCTGTGCGTGCAGGAAACGATGTACCTGCTGCTCGAGTACGGCACCCAGGTGTGGCTCGAGAAGATGCAGGTCTCGGATCGCCTGAGTGACGTCACGCCCAACCCGTATCCGCTGTTGCTGGATCGGCGGGTGTCCACTACCACCGAAACACCAGCCGCGATCCGCGTGGCGTCAGGCGCCTACAACGCCACCACTAAGCAGACGACGTGGACCCTGCCTTACACGGTCGCTGCCCTTACCCAAGCCTGGTCTGGCTTTGGCCCGACAACCAACGGTGGGGTTCTACTGGGCTCAACTACCAGCGGCAACACGATTACGGCCAATGGCAACTGGTCAGGCAAGCCGATCTATTTCGGCGAGGCCTATGACTTTGTCTACCGCTTCACCCGCTTCAAGCTCTACAAGGAAGTTGGCGGCGGGAAGGTGGCAGCCAACGTCGAACGCACCCAAGTGCGTCACGCCAAGCTGCGGTACCACGAGACCGCGTTTTTTGAGGTCCAGGTCATGGCCGAGCGCCGTGATGCGGCCCTTTACAAGTTTGACGGCACGGTACTGGGCAGTCGCAACTCAAGCCTGGGCAGTGCCATGCCAAATGGCTACGACCCCGAGAACGACCGCTATTTCGAGGGCGTCTTTCAAATCCCAATCGCAAGCAAAGGCGAGAACTGCATCGTCGAGCTTCACAACGACACGGTCCATCCCTGCAAGTTCAGCACCTGCGAGTGGGTGGGGCTGGTGACCAGCCAAGCGAGGAGCCTGCAATGAAATGGTCTGAGCCGACTCTTGCAAGGGTGGAGAGCGTTGCGGCCCAGCTGCGCTACCAGGATCAGCTTGAAGTCCTTTACAGCCATGGGGTGGGCGGAAAACAAGCAGTCATGGAAAGCTGGAAAAACAGCCAGATTTGTCGTTGCATAGATGCAGATGACGGGAGGCCCGTGGGTATTTGCGGAGTCAACGGCACGTTGATCTGGCTGCTTGGCACCGACGGGCTGCTGGCTACTGCAAGCCACCGGCAGCAATTCATTCGTGGCGGAAGGGCCTGGATTGAGGAGCTGTTCTCCGACGGCCACATCCTGCTGGAGAACTGGGCGCTGGCTTCTAACCAGGCGTCACTGCGGTGGCTGAAACACCTTGGCTTCACGGTGGAAGTGCCTGAGCCCAGGGGCCGCAGCGCGCAGCTGTTCTGCCATTTCTGGAGGGCTCGCTGATGGATCCGATTGTTGGGGGGATCATTCTTGGCGGCCTCAACGCCGGCATGGGCGTGCTTGGCGGCATGGCCGAAAGCGCGGCAGCCAAGCAGCGGTACGTCAACGACGTGGCGTTCCAGAACGCCAACACTGAGTTTGCGCGTTGGCAAGCAGGCTTTAATCAGCGGGTCACAAACGCAAACGCTGAGTACAACTATTGGCAGGAGACGGTTAATTACAACCAGAACCTTGCTTATAGCCGCAGCCTGGAGAACTACGAGCGGCTGAAAGAGATTGCCCAGGTTGATGTCGTCGCCAGAACCAGAGCCGGCGCAGCTTCCAACTTTGTGCGCACCAGCGAAGCGATCAACCAATCTGCCGCCGAGGCCTCCATGAGCGAGGCGGTTGCGTTTCAGCAGTACCAGGTTGCGGCGCTCAAGGCCCGCAGCAGGGCCATGGCGACCGAGCAGGAGGGTGCCACGATCGACCGCCTGTTCAACGACTACGCCAGGCAGGTTGGCGACTACCAGGCCATTCAGGCGATCAACGAAGGGTTGCGGACGCGTCAGTACACCCGGGAGCAGGCCGGAGCCGTTGCTCAGTACATGAGCCAATACAACTCACAGAGCTATTACCAGGCGCAGCCGTACATGGAGCCGATCGCTCCGTTCGCGCCGCTGCCTGCGCTGCTTGATGCCCCGGCCCCAACGATGACGGGTTCTGGGCCAAGCGACGCCGCGGCCGGCTTGCGGATTGCCAGCGGAATCATGGGTGGCGTCAACGCCGGCTTCAGCACCTTTGCAACCCTGAAGGG